AGACAGTTCGACCATTCTGATCCGGATCCGGATCTATGCTTCTGCTTCTGCATAGGTCACTTCACGCCGTAACGCTACGTTGACAACGCGTCACAGGCGTGACAGTTTGTCACTGATGGCATTCGTGAAGCTGGACACCGGGATCCTGAACTCGTCCGTCTGGGTGGACCTCGAGACGCGTAACGTGTTCCTGACGGCGCTGCTCATGGCGACCCCGTACGAGCTGCGCGAGGAGACGCCGCAGCTGGCCGTGGACTCGCTCAAACCGACCGGGTGGATGGTCCCTCCAGGTTGGTACGGGCTTGCTGAGGCGGCGAGCGTTGGCATCGTGCGGCAGGCCGGGGTTGACCAGGCGCGCGGCCTTGAGGCCCTGGCTAGGATGGGCGAGCCCGAGGAGTGGTCACGGTCGCAGGAGTTCGGTGGTCGCCGCATCGTGCGCGTCAACGGCGGGTTCATCGTGCTGAACTTCATGCACTACCGCGACAAGGACCACGGAGCGGCGGATCGGCAGCGCCGGTACCGCGACAGAAAGCGGGAGCGTTCGGCGCAGCCTCGGCCGGATGGAGCGTTCACCGAGGAAGAGCTGCAGCTGGGCCGGATGGCGGTTCGCGAGCGGAACGACGAGTCGTAGCCGCTACTCGTCGTTCCGCGCCTGCCAGGCCGCGTAGTCGCGAGCCCAGCAACCGCAGTCCTCGCCGTGCAGGCGCTTGCAGATGGCTGCGCCGGACTCGAGGGATCCGGTGACGAAGAACTCGGCGATGCGGGCGGCGTTTCGCTCCCATGCATCGCTCACGATCGCGTGCTTCTCGTCTTGTGCGGCGACCCTGGCGGCCATGTGTTCGGCGTCCTCGCGGGCCTGTTCGTCTATGCGCGCGGTCTCCTGGCGATCAGCCACGTCCGGAAGCGGGCTGCCTTCGATGGCGTCGCGCTGGACCGCCGCGATGAACTCCAGCATCTGCTCGTCCGTTGGGTCGTAATCGTCTGGATGAGCGAGCCACTGTCGGCGCACCCAGTCGAGCAGCTCCTCAGGCGTTCTCATTCGTCAGTTGTACTCCGCTACGCGCTCCCCGTCTAGGAACGTATAGCGCCAATCTGTCACCGCGGGTCGTCGTGACCCACGTATAGCGCCAGAAAGTCAATCGAGTCACCTTGACACGTGCCAAATCTGCGCGTAGCGTGACTGAATGGCAGACGACGACGGGTTCGTGACCGCCTACGCCACGCCGAGTGTCACGACCGCGGTTGGGGTCGAATTGACCCAGCAGGAGCAGGCCATCTGGAACGCGGCCTTCGGTGGCACGTTCGCCATGGGCTTCGAGAGCGAGGATGCGCTGAACACCGCCGACGCTTCAGTTCGCGAGTTTCGCAAGCTTCAGGCCGGCCCCCGCGCGAACCTCGGGAAGGTGGTCTAGGTGCCACTCAAGCCCGGCAAGTCGCGCGGCGCTTTCGAGGCCAACGTCAGCGAGCTCACCGCCGCCAACAAGGGCAAGGCCAAGCCGCGTTCGCGGGCTCAAATACTTGCGATCGCGTACAGCGAGAAGCGCATGAAGCCGAAGCGGACCGTGTTCGGGGAGGAGCGCTGATGGGCGGCAGAGGTGACTTCGGGCTCGTCGTTCGGTTCTGGTGTGGTCAGCTGCGCAGCCACTTCGACAAGCACGGGTGGCCGGGCGAGGAGAAGCCGAAGCATCGGCCACGTGACGGCAAGCGCGGGCAGCGCAAGGGGCGTCGCACCTGATGGGGTGGCACGAGTACGTGGGCGAGAAGTTTGGCCCGACGCAGGTGGCTTGGACGTGCAAGAGGTGCAGGGCCCAGAAGCTCACCGACGGAGAGTTTCCCGAGCAGTCCGGCAACTGCGAGCGCGCGCCCATCACGGCTGCTGAGAAGCGACAGATCATCGACGACGGCGATGCGGCCTCGCGTGCCATTGACGCCGAACTCATGTCCGAGCGGATCGCCCTGATCGCGTGCGCCAAGGCCGGAGACTTCTCGGGCGTGTACGTGTGCAATGAGCGCATCGAGAGCTTGCTCCGGGCAGCCTCGTCGGTGTGCAACGCGACGCTGTCGTTGCGGTCGAAGGACGGCCGCTGATGGCCAACTGCGCTGACTGCGGCCAGAATCCAAAGCGCGGCTGCCTGCCGACATGCCCGCGGGACAAGACGCGGTCCGTGTGGGCGCGGTACCGGGCCAGGAAGAAGGCGCGGGCCGCGCGCGAGGCGGCCGCTGGCGACAAGGAGGCGACACCGTGAAGCCACGAATCGTCAAGTTACGCTCGGGCTTCCTGGCGACGACGGTGCCGGGCTCGGAGACGCTGGATCGCGACGGCAACATGTTCTTGCCTGCGGCTGCTCACGGCAACTGCGGGGATTGGAGCTGCCCAACGTGTAACCCGCGCATCCGATGGTACGGCGAGCCCCCATGCGGCCCTGAACTCGCGGGATTGACCGTGGAGAAGTTGGAGTTTCTCGGGCGACTGTATGCGCCGCACGAACACGAGCTGACGGCCCAGCAATGGGTTGGACTCGAAGGGCTGACGCAAGACGAGCTGCGCGAAATCTCAGGACTGAACCAGGTGACCAAGTGATCCGCGCCATCAGTCGCGTCCTCGCCCACTGGCGCCACCACCGCGAGATTCGCGACGAGATCGCCGTGTTCGGCGGCGGGGTCGTCATCAAGTGCGGCTACTGCCGCCGCGAGTTCGGGAGCCCGGCGTGATGGAGATGCGGCGCCGTGGGTTCCTGGCCGCGTTCGCGGCGCTCCCGTTTGTTGGCAGCCTGACGAGGGCTGAGCCGCGCCAGCTGACGACCATCAAGACGCCGTGGCTCAACGCCAAGACCGGCAAGCCTGTCGCCACGGGGCCGGCGTTGCGACCGTGCGACGTCGGTCACTTCGTGCGCAAGGACGGAGCCGGCCGCTACACGGTCGAGTTCTTCGACATGCGGGATGCCAAGATAATCCCGCAGCCAGCGGCAACGAAGCTGACGACGATCGAGTGGCCCGGCGGCATGGGAATCGACGTTCACCTGGAGTGGCTGTGAGCGGCACCGGCGTGTGGGCGCTCGGGTTCTGCGCGAGCGTCGTGGCGCTGCTGCTCACCATCCTGAGGCCGAGGCGATGAGCGTGACGGACCTAGTACCCACGCTCGCCTCCTTCGCCAAGGTCCGTCGCCCCGGCGCGACCGCCGAACGCGACGCCATCCTGGCCGGCCAGGTCGAGCACATGCGCACCGAGGGGGCACGGCGCCTGCTGGCCTCGGGGCTCACCGTCGACGTGCAGCCGCCCGAGCTACGCAGTGAGACGGCATTCGTATTTGAGGCCACCGCCAAGACCCGCTGGCCGCACCGCGACTACACGCGCCCCGTGCGCTGGACCGAGTGGGTCCACATCTTCGGCCCCCGCGTAGCCGAGATGATCAGCGACGGCCGCACGCTGCTCGCCACGGCCTCCCATGAGGGGACGCGCGTGATTCTCGGGTTCGCGCTGTGGGACCAATTCGACGTGCTGGGCATGCTGTACGTCAAGAAGCAGTTCCGGGGCGCCGGCATCGGCCTGCGGCTGCTCGAGGCGGCTGGCGTGGACCTGCCGCTCAAGGTGCTGGCCGAAACGGCGTGCTGGGGCCGCTGGGTGAAGTGCCACGGCATCCCGACGGTACGCATCGAGGAAGCCGACCTTTCGAAGTGGAAGCGGGACCGGGCGCAGGTCGAGCGGCTGTCGCTCGGGCGGCCGGCCGTGGATGACGACTTGCTGTCAGGCGCCGGCAGCATGGAGGTGGACGAGTGAGCGAGGTTGACGGCCTGTCGAATCAAGCGCCGCGTGATTCGACCGTTGCCTACGCGCGAAACCTGGAACTGGCACTGTTCCAGAGGACCGACGCCGTCGGCCGTACGGAGTTACTCGCGCACGCCCTGGAGAAGTTCTTTCAGGACGGACACGCGCTGGAACGCGAGTGTAGCGAGGGGATTATCCAGCGGTACCAGAGAGACAATACGCGCCTGGAGACAGAGTCGCGCCGGACGTCGCGTCTTCTCATGCGCTACCGAGATGCCTTCGAGCACATCAAACTGAAGAAGCCGGACGAGGAGGCCGCCGGATAGTGTGCCGAGCGACGAATACAAGCGCCTCGCGTCCCAGCTCGCCGGCCTCCAGTCGCCGCGCAGTGCGTACGAGCGTTTCCGCCGCATCCTCGGGCCCGAGCAGTTGGCCCTATGCGAGGACGACTCGCCGCAGATTGCCGCTCACCCTGGCCGGCGGGCCGGGAAGACGACCAGCGTGCTGGGCAAGACGCTGCGAGCTTTCGCGAAGCGCCCCGGTGCGAACGTCTTCTACTTCGCTCCCACAAACGAGCAGGGCTTCGGGATCGTCTGGGAAGACCTCCTCAAGTTCAACAGCAAGTTCAAGCTGGGCCTGGAACCGAGAGTCACCGAGCTTGCCTTTGCGAGCGGACAGAGCCGCTTCGAAATCTTCGGCTTCTACAACCAGAAGGACGTCGAGCGCGCCCGTGGACGCAAGTGCGATCTGGCCATCGTCGACGAGGCCGGCCTTGGACCTGACTGGTTCTCGTACTTCCTGTCCGACGTCCTTGCGCCGACCCTGCTCGATTACAACGGCCAGCTCGTCCTCATCGGAACGCCCGGCCCTGCCGCTTCCGGCCCATTCTTCGACGCCTGCCACGCCCTCGAAGGATGGAGCAACCAGCACCATTGGACGTGCGCACAGAACCCGTTCTTTGCTGGCCGCGACCCGCTCGCCGAGGCACGCCAGCGGTACCACCTCACGCCCGACTCCATCACGTACAAGCGCGAATGGCTCGGTCAGTGGATCGTCGACCCGGACGCGCTGGTCTACTACATCCCGCCGCCAGCGCTGCGACCATGGGACGGCAAGGCCTTCTCTCACGTCTACGGCCTGGACCTCGGCTGGAACGACGCCGACGCCATCTCGCGGATCAGCATCTCCCCGCTTCGAGACGTCTCGCACCTGACGCACATGGAAGCGACCAGCCAACAGACGAACCACCAGCTTTTCGCGAGGCTCCGCGCGCTGCAAGCTGAGCACCCGGGGCCGGTGGTGTTCGACCCGGCGGGTCACGCCACGCGGAAGACGATCGAGACGTTCGCCGTGGACGCGCCCGAGATTCAGTGGGTGATGGCCGAGAAGGCGCGCAAGGTCGAGTTCATCCAGCTGCTCAACGACGACCTCCGCGCCGGAAAGACCTTCGTTGACCCGCAGCTGGCCGCGCTGATGGTCAAGGAGGCAACGCGACTGCGCTGGAAGAAACCGGGCAAACTGGCATCGGACGCCATGCACTCGGACCCCGGCGACGCGTGGCTGTACCCGTGGCGGTACGCGCGTGACATGCTGCGCGAACTGCCAGGCGAGGCGCCGACGCCGCCGGTGAAGACGCCCTATGAGTTGGCCATGGAGCGGATGAAGCGCGAGCAGCAGCAGGGCGGTGTCATGCGGGCGCGCGCGGCGAAGGCCCGAAGGGAGGCGTTCTCTTGACGTGCAATCATCGGAAGCTGTCGTTTGGGCGCTCGCCGTGTGCCACTCCAGGGTGTGAGAACGCATTTCCTGGCGAGTATTTCATCACCATGGAGGCGCTGCCTGGAGCCGGATCGGCGGCGGATTTCTCCCGTATCTACCTCGGGCCGGACGGCATGCCCGTCCACGGAGTGGCTGGCTTCGTTAGGCGAATGTGGCGCCGCGAGCAAGATGAGACAGGGTGGCTCTTTGGCATGGCCTCGGCGATTACTGTCCCGTCGAAGAGCGCCGAGGAAGTCTGCCGTGAACTGTGGCGTGAGGCCGAACTGTGTGCCCTTGGCACCGATGAAGTGGAGGCGCAGCCGTGACCGACCCAGCAACCAAGCCAGACGACGCCGACCAAGACTCCACCGAGCGCGAACTAGTCGACATGATGTCGCGCCTCATCCGCGCCGCCGCCGACGTCCGCGGTCACAGCCCGTCGCGCGCCAACGCCCACGGCAATTGCGTCCACTGCGCGGCGACTCGACAGGCGACGGCGTTCGTGCGGGCGATGCAGAGCGACGACGGCACGGAGATCGAGGAAAGCAGGATCGTGCGGCCATGAGGGTTGTGATTGATACAGCGGTGATCTGGCGCGGTCTGAAGACCGAAATCCGCCGCTACTTTCCGGGCGTCTGCGGCGGCTATTTCAACGGCAC